GAGAGAGAGCAGTTGAATTGCGATTGTGAGTGTGAAACCGGCGACAATTAGGGCCTCGATCAATACCATGATGCCTCAAACCCACTCAAGCGGAACCCATCCCGGACTTAATCCTCTCGTTTCGCCCTCCACCCAACCCGCCCACAACCTTCACTACACTTAGTCATTCGTTGATCAGAGCCGTGAAAAGCTGGAGTTACCCTCCCCTCTCACACTCACCCCTCCCCGCGAACAGTAGGGAACGGGTAACAGCAGTAACACGGTTGAATAGTAGGGAATCTTCAAGACCGAGGGCGGCTCTCAATGATCATGCCGAAGGAAGACCGGTTCAGAAATGTGAAACAGGCCGAATATGAAATATTGAAGATGATGCTAACTGATGAGAGGATCAGAGAGCGTCTTCATGCTAGGATGGCGCAAGGAGTCGTCGGGACCGGAGAACGCGCTCAGATTGCGCGGGATCGGGCCAATAAGGGCATGAGCAATCTCTCCCACGTAATGCGGGGGATGATGGAGAAGCGGCTCAAGCATTTGCCGTCCTATCATATTGACTACGGAGCCGAGCGAGTGAAGAAGGAGGGGGTCGAATGATTATTGTTGATCTGTTCTCGGGTTATGGTGGGGCCTCTGAAGCCTTCGTCGAAGCCGGTGATGATGTTCGGCGGTTTGAGATAGACCCCACAGTAACCGCAATCGTGCCGCATTCTCAAACGTTGGATCTAACCGGGATCGAATCGTATTGGAAAATTGAGCGCGCATTAGAGAGGACCGAACTTGATCTCGTTTGGGCCTCACCGCCATGCAGGGAGTTTAGCCGGGCATACAACGCGCCTCAGGCCGTCGCAGAGCGTGAAGGCTCCGACTACACCCCGACCAACGGATTGATCGCCGTTGAGCGCGCAAAGGCCATCATAGACGCCCTCAAGCCGAAGTATTGGGTCATCGAGAACGTAGCGGGGTCGAGGAAATGGTTAGAGCCGATCCTCGGGCCTCCTACGCAGGTGATCGGACCGTATGTTCTGTGGGGCAATTTCCCTCGCATCGTCGTCCCTAGTGGAGTTCAGTTTCAGCCCAAGAATATGAAAGCCGGTGGACATGATCGGCATTCTGTCCAAAAGAGATCCGTCGTTCCGATAGAGATCTCGAGAGGATTACGCACTGCCATGATCGAGCAGAAGACCCTTGATGCGTGGTGGGCTTGATGGATGATGATAGCACCTTCCTGCATCTTGACGGCTCCATGAGTGATGATTGGTCAACCCAAGACGGCCCGCCAATATTGGGGTGTTGGGTTTGCGAGTCCCCGATGATCGGTCGGCAGAAGACCCGAGACGGGCATACCCTGATCGGTCACTGCGACACCGTATTCATTCTAACACTCTCAGTCGGTGACGTTCTCGGTGATTCCGAAGATGCCGAACTAATCAAACAATGGATCCTATGCGACGGGAAGTGTTGGGCTAAGGCCCGCTCGGTGATTCAAAAGCTGGTGGAGCAAGTCGGAGAGCAGGAACCGATCTTAGTCAGTTGGTCAGAGAGGTTTCAAGAATTAACGGGGTTGGAAGAATGAGACATGGACTTTGGAAGTGTCCACGTTGCGATTTCTGGTGGATTTGGAAAGTTGAAGATCGCACTGAGAAATTAGATCGGGTCTGCCGCAAGGATGGCCACCGTATTCAGATCAACCTTGATCGACGCCCCGGCAACCGAGGCCGTCCTCGACCGACTTCAATTCTTGAATATCCTTCATACCGTCCACTTGAAACAATTCAGATCGAGCAGAAGAAGCGCAACCGCAAGCGGTCAGGGATCAAGCGATCAGAAGATCAGAAGATCGGCTATGAGGATTCATTCGTGAAAGCCTCGGTCATCAACGAGAAGATCACTCAGTATCGCACAGAGTCTGCAGGAGATCCAACGAAGCATGATGATGAAATGAGGGATCTAATATGAACCTGATATTCTCATGCCGGTTCTGTAAAATCGAGTTTGCTTGCGAAACCTTCGATCAGATACGGTCTATTCAGGATCAAGATTGCTTCGTCCGTCCAACCGGCTTCAGGCATGAGTTGATCGGCACTTCCTGATCCCGGAAACCGGGTTTCCGCTTTACTGCAAAGTTCCTGGAGTCTTGAAACCGAGATCCGGAAATAATTTCAGAATGTGCCGTCTTCTTGAACGGGTCCGGTTGGGACTCCTTCGTTCCAAAGCGGAGTCGTTGCGGCCGGGTTTGATTGGAACTGAGCAAACCACGCTTCCGAAAGAAAGTCGTTAGGATCATTGAACCGCTGACTTCCGAGGCTAGGCGGTCCGGGTTCATATCCTGCGCCGAAATCAGGGACATTAACACCGGTCGCATACTCGATCAAGTCAATGAGGCCCCTTAGCGGTCCTCCAGCTTCTGAATACACGTTAGCCGCTAACTCTGCCTGTTCCTTCGCCTCTTGATATTGGCCGAGCCATTGTTCCAACGGATCAGTGATGGCGTCAGGATCGTAAATGAAGGTGAAGGAGATGCCCGCAAGGATCCCCGAAGCCGCGAGCAGGGTCAGAACGGTGATCGTCCCGGTTACATCGTTGAGCAGTTTCACCAATGGCTCCGCGATCCGCCCGATTGAATACGCCGTAGTTACGCTCGAGAGTAATTCGCGCTCGGATTCTTGAAACTCGATCCTATGAACTACGACTTGATCCGGCTTGGCCTTAGGCATATGGTCCCCCAAAGTCAGCCGAAATGCACTTGTGAATCACAGTGCCGTTCTGATTTACCCCGTATGGTGCGGCAACGAGCAAGCAATTCTCGGGGATGATCATGTAACCCGTCCCCCAAGCACCCTTAGCAGCTAGAGGAATCATAACAATTGGGTTCTGTTCTTCATTGGCTGCGGCCGCGAGATCAGCATTAGCGAACCCAATCGGGAAGGAGAGATCGTCTGTAATCTGAATCTGTCCGTTGCCATCCTGTTGAACCGATGTGGCAGGATAGATGTAGTAACGCATATTCGTCCCGGCGGTGCTTGTTCCATTCCAACACGCAAGTTGAGTTACTGCTCGGGGCTTGTTCCCGGTCGTTAGGATCACAGTGCCATAACCAATGTCGGTCGTGGATTGCGATGTGACCGTCGAGTAACGCCAATTTGAGAGCATGGCCTCAACGCCTTTGCTCCGTAGTTCGCACTATGGCCTCAAATCGCTTCTGCGTGATCAGATCAAAGTCAGCCAAAAGACGCGCTGATTTGCGGATCGAAGCCCTCTCGCCGACTGTGGATCGTCGGACACGTGCTTTAGCCGCCTTTGACGCCTTAGCCATCAGCCATCCGTCCTAAACACCGCGCGAGAGTTGAGATGAATCGGAACTCCACCGCTCGGCGCATAGACGGCGGCAGTTGCTCCACCGGATGCCGTGAACCCAAGAGATCCTACGGGAATGCCTGAGCCATTTAGAAGCATGACTGAGGACGTTAGTTCTGCGTCATTGTTTCCGGCGTAGGCAAACCAATGAGTGCAGACGCGACCTTGCAGAGTCGTGCCTATGCCGTTGCCGGTGAGAACGCTAACGAACTCATGCTCACCTGATCCGCCGGGGGTAATTGCAAACACATGATACTCACCATTTGAACACGCGACAGTCAGGGAAGCGGTTCTCGATGTAACAGCGTTGGCCATCACGATCAGTTGATCGCCCGAAGCGAGTTCAACCGGATATGGAAGCGAAGCCGGGATCGGAGTAACACCGCCATCCTTTCCGGATCCCATCGGCAGGGCGCACTTGATAGTCCCGGCCGAGCGCACAAAATTGTAACTGCTATCCGTTTCACAGATCCATCCGGCTCGAGAGAGAATGAAGCGTCCTAATTGGTCGCCGTATGTCCCAACGTCTTGAGCGGATCCGACGTAATTCAAATCGGTTTGGACGTTATCCTCAGTGCCTTCAGTGGTGGCAGTATTGAGAACAGGGATAACGGCCCCGGTTCGTGAGATCAATTGACCATATGATTGAACGTTAGCCATCTAAATCAAACCTTGATTCCCATACCGAGCGGTTTCATGATATTGCGGTTGATATTATTTATTGGACGCCTCAAAAGGCGGCGTCCGAACTTGAATGTGAGGCCGGTGAAAAAGCTGGAGAGGGCCATTCCGCGCCAATTGTTCATGAAATTGGTCTGCATGATCTGTATGGCTTGACCCGGCTCGGTCGCAATGTCTCCTAGAGAGAGAGCAGAGCCGCCCTGCCAAGTCATTGAAGAAGTGCCGAGTCCGGCATCATAGACAGAAGATTGTTGGAGATCGGTTCCCCCGGTGATCAGGCCGAATACGGACGTCCCTGCCACGCCCTCGGTTAGGATCGTTGCGTAGGTTAGGGATTCCAAGACGTTCAGAACGCTGATCATTCTTGGGCCGCGTCGTCTTTTCTTTCCTTTCTTGGCCATATGATCGAGTTAAGGCCCGATCAACGACGCCTTATGATTGATCCCGGTTAATTTCGACCACGTTTTGAAATTGGCCCTTCAAATCCCGCGACAGATCCGGCGGGCCTCCTGCAGGAGATCCGCCCATTTGATTTTGAAGCATTCCTAGAACAAATTGCGCGAGGGGGTTCGGGGGTTCGGGAAGATCCCCGAGGGGCAGATCAGAAAGCACCGCCTGAATCGCCTCTGCGAGTCGGGTATCGAGGGCCTCCAAAAGCTGGTGAAGCATGGCATGGGTTGATCGGAGAGAGAGCAGTTGAATTGCGATTGTGAGTGTGAAACCGGCGACAATTAGGGCCTCGATCAATACCATGATGCCTCAAACCCACTCAAGCGGAACCCATCCCGGACTTAATCCTCTCGTTTCGCCCTCCACCCAACCCGCCCA